TCCACAGCATGAACCGGCACGAGGTGATCAATGCGATCACCGACTGCCAGTCTGCTGGCTTGAGGCCTGTTATGATTTATGGTAGAGTCCGAGTTGCTGGCCGGCCATCACCAATTGTCCTTGATGTCACTTGCGCGCCACACAAGGCACAGTTATGATCAAGCTCGGCATCGGCATAGCAGTCGGCGTTGCGATAATGCAGTTTCAGCTCGCACCCGTCGTCGCAGAACTTTTTGTTTCGTCTGGTGCTCGTGATCAGATTGTCCAAGTCCTACAGGAGATCGAACATTGATTATTCTAGGTGCTGGCATGGCTGGCTTGTTGTCGGCGAACATACTCAGGAGCTTCCAGCCAAATGTCTGGGAGGCACAAGACTCTCTTCCCAACAACCACGAGGCTCTGTTGCGCTTCCGGACTGACAAGGTTGGCTCTGCTTGTGCCATACCTTTCAAGAAAGTGAAGGTCAACAAGGCCATAAAGTATGACGGTAAAATTACGACTCAGCCCGATCTCTTCCTGAGCAATTTGTACTCTCAGAAGGTGACTGGTGGCGTCTGGTCTCGGTCAATCAATGATCTGAGTGCAGCAGAGCGTTACATCGCGCCACTGAACCTGATCAGCCAGATGGCTGTCAACTGTAACATCTCATATGGCAAGGTTGCTGATGAGTTTTTCCTAGATGAGCATGCAGCGTTTGACAAGCATGTACCAATTATCTCGACAATACCGATGCCTGTGCTGATGAAGTTGGTTGGCTGGGAAGATGCCCCAGACTTTGGTGCACGGCAGATCTGGACACAGAGGGCAATCATTGATGAGCCGCACTGCGACGTTTATCAAACCATTTACTACCCAGACCACTTCGTCCCGCAGTATCGTGTGTCGGTTGTCGGCAATGTCGTGATCTCAGAGCTCGCATCAGAGCCACACATCGATCCCGGCAAATCAATCATGGAGATCTTGCGAGAAGATTTCGGCATCAATGCACGGAGGCTCGTCGGTATGAAAACGAGCTCTCAAAAATACGGTAAGATCACGCCAATAGATGAAAAGATCAGGCAGGAGTTCATCTTCGAGATGACGACGAGGTACAATCTTTATTCCGTCGGACGCTTTGCGACATGGCGCCAGCTTTTGCTTGATGATGTTGTCGGAGACATCCAGAAAGTTGAGCAATTCATCCGTGGCAACTCCGACTACCACCGCAAAATGAAATCACAGAAAGGAGCAGACCAGTGAAAGTTAAACTTGTTGAGTGCACACCTAACGCTAAAGATCTTTTGATCTTCACCAAAAACACGCGCCTGTTGAATGTTGAGGATGCGTACGACGAAATCAAAGACTGGCCCGAAGAAAAGAAGCAGGAAGAGCTAGACTACATGCTTCAGACGATCAAGTCGAGTTGGGAGTTCATTGATTACGTTTTCGAGATCCGCGATGTGACGCGAGCATTCACCCACCAGTTTGTCCGGACGCGCACAGGCTCGTACGCCCAGCAGTCTCAGCGCACAGTTGATATGGAAGGTTTTGGCTACTACACTCCGCCAAGGATCAAAGAGAACCTCATCGCTCGTGCGCTTTATGATCAGTGCATGACCATGATCAATTCTTATTATCAGGACCTGCGAGAGATCGTCCCGGCTGAAGATGCACGTGGCGTCCTGCCAACCAACATCCACACGAACATCGTCGCAAAGTTCAATCTGCGAACTCTGCATGAGACTGCCAAGTCGCGCCTGTCGCCGAGGGCGCAGGGTGAATACCAGCAGGTGTTCAAGTTGATGGTTGACGAGGTTGTTAAAGTTCACCCATGGGCAGAGCCCTTCCTAACGCCGACGGAGTGGTCCGCACCCTCCATGGCAAAACCCCTTAACAAGTGAGGATGAAATGAGAAAAAACTGGACAGACGAGGAAGTTCTCAACATCATTAAGATGAAGAGCAAAATGCCGGTCAGAGAGGTCGCAAAAGAAACTGGCCTATCGCAAACCCAGATTCACTATGCCTTGTACAACTACAAGTTCAAGAATGCCCCTGCTCCGGAGAAGAGCTTTTGGGATCGCATCAAAGGGCTTTTCTCCTGAGCCAATATGGAGTAAACTTATCGTCTTAAGAAAGGAAACGATATGAATATCTTTTATGTTGACCGCTGCCCCATAGCAGCTGCCAGATCTCTTTGCGACAAGCACGTCGTAAAGATGATCCTTGAGACTGCACAACTGCTCAGCACTGCGCATCGTGAGCTTGACGGTGACGACTATGCAGATGCGGCCGAGTTGTACAAGTCAACTCACAAGAACCACCCCAGCGCAGTCTGGGTCCGCTCCAGCACAGCCAACTACACTTGGGCTTACCGTCATTTGGAGTCCCTGTGCAAAGAATATACAAAGCGTTACGGCAAGCACCACAAGACCGAGCGTCTGCTTGACGGACTCAAGCCTCGCCCAGTCAACATACCGCCGGACCGGGGCATGTCTTACATAGAGACTCAGCCACCTCAGTGTATGCCAGACGAGTACAAGTGCAATCCTAACACTGCGTCGCACGACGATTGTGTCCGCGCCTATCGTGCATATTACTGCGGCGACAAGATGACCCAAGCTTGGGCAAAATACGATCACACGGAGGCACCGTCTTGGATAAGCGCGTAATCATTTCTGACCTTGACGGAACTTTGTCTGATCCCTCTGCCCGACTCCATCTTTACAAAGAGCGGAAGTATGCAGAGTTCAACAAGGCTGGCAAAAACGACAAGCCAATTGAAAATGTCTGCAACATCTTGCGCAATTTGAAAGACTCTGAGACAGATGTCATCATCTGCACTGCTCGTGACGAGTCTTGCAGAAAAGACACACAGGAGTGGCTCAAGCTCAATGATGTACCTTACGACATGTTGGTGATGCGCTGGAAAGACGACCAACGCCACGACATTGATGTCAAACGAGACATGTTCAACAAGCTCCTTGAGATTTATGATTTCAAGCAGTTCTGGTTCGTTCTTGAGGATCGCAACGTCTGCGTTGACATGTGGCGCGGAGAAGGTCTGAGTTGTTTGCAAGTCGCACCGGGGGACTATTAATGGAAATCAGAATAATCGGTAACGACATCGAGATCGATAGTGAAAAGGTCGCACGAATATTCGACATTAGGCCAACACTCAGGACTCGTCTTGAGGAGGCTATCGAAATTGTGAATGAGGCACAAGACAAAAACCCAGACGAGGAATATCAGCTGGGCTTTGGCGAAGGAAAGAGCGAAGGCTATAGCGAAGGCTATGAGGAAGGATACGACGATGGACTCAGATCAAAAGACTCCGATTGAATGCATGGAGGAGGCGCTCAAGACTTTCCGAGAGCGCAACACTTCATATGGCGACAACTATCATCGCCACGGGAAAGTTATGATGGCTCTGTTCCCGGATGGTGTTGATCTCCGGACAGAGAAAGAGTGGAACAAGTTCGGCATCGTCAACATGATCGTCGCCAAGCTCACCCGTTATTCAATGAACTGGCCAGCAGGTCATCAGGACTCTGTTCACGACCTAGGGGTTTATGCGTTCATGCTTGAGTCTCTGCATAGCGAGGATTGATATGATTGTTTTCGATGTTGAGACGACAGGGCTGCCAAAGGCTGAAGGTTCGGACTTGGACATCCAGCCAAAGATCATCGAGTTCGGTGCTCTGAAGCTGGACGATGATCTGAAAGAGATTGGCAAGCTGGAGTTCTTTTGCAATCCGGGGCATCCGCTTGACCCTATGATCACGAAGATCACCGGCATAACCGACGACATGCTCAAAGACGAGAAGCCATTCGTTGCTTATTACGGAGAGCTCTGCGATTTCTTCCTTGGCGAGCGAGAGATGGTTGCGCACAATTTGCCATTCGACCGGAAGATACTGAGATTTGAGCTTGAGCGACTTGACAAGGTCACGAAGTTCCCTTGGCCCAGAGATCATATCTGCACAGTTGAGGTCGGCCAGAGGGTCTGGGGCAAAATGCGCAAGCTCGGAGATATACACGAAGAGCTGTTCGGGGCTAAGATAGAAGGCGCACACAGATCAATCAACGACGTTGAAGCAACAGTCCGCATCGTTGAGTGGTACAAGAAGGAGGGCCACCTGTAATGGATCCGATAATGATAATGATCGTCGGGCACCTGATCCTTGGCGTCATTTATATAGCGACGAGCTGATGCTGAACATAAAGGTCAGGACGGAATACTCTTTCCGTAAGGCATTTGGCCCTGTCGATTCGGTTGTTGGTGTTTGCCAAGGGGATGCTGTCGGGATATGCGACACAGGCACATGGGGCCATGTGTCGTTCAGCAAAGCATGCAAAGCTGCCGGCAAAAAGGCTGTCCTAGGGGTCGAAATTCCTGTTGTTGAAGATGCAACAGAACGCAGTCGCCAGCCAGCCAACGCGATGTCCTTCATCGCAAAGAACAATGATGGTCTTGAAGAGATATACAACCTCGTCACCAAGAGCACAGACAAGGATCATTTTTATTATCATCCCCGACTGAGTTATTCTGATCTGTTTGATATCTCAGAAAACGTCATCATCCTCTCTGGAACTCACCCAATATGGGGAATGCTTCCATTAGCCAGAAAACACGATCTTTACATTGAGCTCAATCCCATGAGCTCACGCAAGGCTCTTGAGTTTGCAGAAAGCAAAGGCTTCAAGACAGTCGCAACGAGCGACAACTATTATCCGCTCGTGACAGACAAGAAAGCCTATGAGGTGCTGGTTGGTCGAGACCGCACAGACCGCACGACAGCCATGCACATACTCAACGAGTGGGAGTGGAAAGACGCAGTGCCTTGGGCACCACAGTCTGCGATTGACAACACCTATGAGATCGCCGGATTGTGCGAGACTGATCTGCCTGTTGCCAAGATGGTTTCCTTCAACAGCAAGAAAACTCTTGAGGAGCTTTGTCGGGAAGGTGCAGACAAGCTGAGCATAGATCTGTCTGACGAAGTTTACGCTGCTCGTCTTGAGCGAGAGCTGAAGATGATTGCGGAGAAGAAGTTCGAAGATTACTTTTTCGTGATCGCCGACATGATTTCTTACGCCAAGCAACACATGCTCGTTGGCCCTGCCCGTGGTTCATCTGCTGGCTCGCTGGTGTGCTACTTGACTGGCATAACGGACATCGACCCGATCAAGCACGACCTGCTGTTTGAACGGTTCATCGACGTGACCCGCGAAGACCTCCCGGACATCGACATCGACTTCCAAGACGATCGGCGAGAGATGGTGTTTGAATACCTCCGGCAAAAGTACGGAGCGGAGAAGGTCGCTCACCTCGGAACTGTGTCGCGCTACAAAGCCAAGAGCACGATCTCAGAAGTTGCCAAGGGGCTCGGGATTCCTGCTTGGGAGGTCAACGACCTCAAAGGTGCAATCATCGAGCGGAGCACAGGCGACTCTCGTGCAGCGTTTTGCATCCTTGATACGTTTAACGAGCTTGATGTTGGCCGAGAGGTGCTCAGGAAATACCCGCAGATGAAGGTCGCGGCCAGCATGGAGAACCATGCGCGGCACAGCGGTGTTCATGCCGCAGGGATCATCGTCACAGAGCAGCCTGTCCGGAAATATTGTTCAGTCAGCGAACAGAGCGGTGCAGCTCAGATAGATAAAAAGGATGCTGAGGATCTGAATCTTCTGAAGATTGATGCCCTTGGTTTGCGAACGCTGTCTGTGTTGCAAGACGTTCTTGATCAGGTTGGCTGGACGAGGGACCAGCTCGTCAATCATGACCTAGAAGACGAGGCTGCGTTCGCGATATTGAACGACGAGAAGTACGCCGGAATATTCCAGTTTGAAGGCTATGCGCTGCAATCTGTGACTAGGCAGATGAAAGTTCATAAGTTTGAAGACATTGCGGCGATCACAGCTCTGGCTCGCCCCGGACCGCTAAACTCCGGCGGCACAACGGAATACATAAAGCGTCATACCGGCGCAGCTCCTGTTGAGTATCTCCACCCCCTAACAGAAGGCATCACAAAGGTCACCAACGGCGTCGTCGTTTATCAAGAGCAGGTCATGACGATCGGGAGGGATGTCGGTAAACTCTCTTGGGAAGATGTTTCGTCTCTGCGCAAGGCGATGAGCAAGTCTCTGGGTAAAGAGTTCTTTGACACTTACTTTGAAAAGTTTAAGGTTGGTGCTGAGGAGAACGGCATTGATGAGGAAAAAGCACGATACATCTGGGACCACATCAACACGATGGGCAGTTGGGCATTCAATCGCTCTCACGCCATTGCTTATGGGCTTGTTTCTTATTGGTGCTGTGTTCTTAAGTCTCGTTTTCCTCTGGAGTTTGCTGCAGCTTGTTTGCGCAACGTCAAAGACGACGAGCAAGCAGTTAGGTTGTTGCGTGAGGTCGTGCGCGAAGGTCTTTCGTATAAACCGTTCGACAAATTCAAATCGGAGATAAACTGGTCGGTTCAAGACGGAGAGCTGATCGGTGGCTTGATGGGCATCAAAGGCATCGGGCCAAAGATGGCGCAGGATATAATCGAGCGCAGAAAGATGAGCCAGCCTCTGACACCGAGGCACGAGAAACTTCTCGGAGAAGGCCAGACGCCATATGACGACATCTTTGAGTGCGAGAGACGTTTCGGTCACATAAAGGCAGACCCAGCCGCGCACAACATCGTGACACCGATCACAGACATCGTTGACCTAGATGCTGACAGCCCCGGCCAGTTTGTCTTCTTCGGGAAGCTCAAGGAGAAGAACCTGCGAGACATGAACGAGACAGTCAACTTGGCCAAGCGTGGAGGCCGACGAGTTGAGAACAACAACCTGTGGCTCAATGTCACGTTTGAGGACGACACAGGCCCAATCATCTGCACCATTGATCGGTTCAAATATTCGCGTATGGGAAAGCCCATCGTCGAGGACGGAAGGCTGGGTGATTGGTACCTCATAAAAGGCACTCTCAGGCAAGGTTTCCGGAAGATTTATGTGGACAAATGGCGTAAGCTAGACTAACCCCTTGATAAACATGAAAAAGAAAATTGCTTTCTTCAAAAATAATTATTGCTTTCTGGCCCAGAAAAAGAGATAATCTTTGTGTTGGGACGATCCAACGCTCTGAGAAAGGAAACCAGAATGAACATCCTCGAACAAATCGAAACCCGCTTCACCGAGACAAAGAGTGCCTGCAAGCTCTACAAGACTGTCGCCAGCGCGAAGAAAGCTGCCGAGGCCGAGGTCGCCAAGTTGAACAAGGCGCACGGCACCAGCATCGACTGCGACTATGTTCTGGTTCATGTCCCTAGTCAGGACAAGCTGACTATCGTCTTCAACTTCACCAAGTGGCTGCAGCAGTATAACACAGGAACCTACCTCGGCTGGTTCGCCCAGCGCGGTTTCTTCAGCATCTAATTTAAACCGCCGGGGCTTCGGCCCCGGCACCCAACACACGGAAAAATTAAAATGTTCAAATTCATCATCAGCACACTCTACGGCACCGCAATCGGCTTCTGCTTCATGGCTATCACGGTGTGTTCAGTAGGCACAGACACCCCCAACCTTGGACCCTACGCCTTGATCGCATTCCTCTTCGGCTTCGCCATGCCCTTCTCCCTCTGGGCAGACAAGGCCTGGAAGATCCGCCGCATGAAAGAGGACGCCCGGCTCGAGGCCGAACTCAAAAAGCTGCGCAACGCGTAATCACACCCCCAGCACCCCAACCCAACTGAGAAAGGAAAACATCATGGAAAAGTTCACCCCCACTGGCCGCGAGATCACTGACTGGATCGGCAACAAGCGCATCACATGGTGCGGCCCATATTCCGTCGCGACCGTTTGCGGTAAGAGTTACGAGGAAGCCTACCAGCTGCTCCGTAAGATTCGCGGCAAGCGCCACGCCAAAGGTGTCAGCAACGGTAACATAAAGGATGCATGCAAGAAGCTCGGTGTTAAGGGCGAATGGAAGCATCTTGAGAAGCGCACTCAGATGCGCAAGTTCCTCCCGACTCTCGAGGCTGGTAAGGTTTACATCGTCCAGATCACCCGCCATGTGCTTGTCGTTGACACTCGCGACATGACGACGATCGACAATCAGCGCCAAGAGTGGATTGCTGCAGAATCTTCCAAGCACATCCGCAAGCTCGTCCATGCGGTGTTTGAAGTAGAGAACCCCAAGTTCGATCCCAAGTCGCAGGACGACTGGCTCATCCTCCCACTAGCAGCAGGAGCGAAATGATGGCGTATGCACCAAACTACGACACCCCTGTCCTCGGTTGTTTCCGGCACAAAGAGACTGACGCATTCTTCGAGTATGCTGACCGCTCCGATGTCGAGCCTGATTGGGCCGAGGGGCATCCCTGCATCATCTTCATGTCCGACGGCACCTACCGCTACGCCGGGATCCTGAAGACTGTCGCCTATGTCGTAGTCGATGAAGATGAGTATGGCCACCATGTGACCGAGAAATGGCAAATCAAGCAGCACAAGGTTTATTGATATGGAGAAAGACATGAAGAGAATCCTTCTGTGCCTCGAGGATCTTGTTTCAGACCTAGAGGGAATTGCATTGGTTGGGTATCCTGAAAGTGGTGGATGGAACAAGATTAGCAAAGATTGTCAAAGGGCAAGGATTATCATAAATGAGATTAAGAAAAATGTTTGATCTAATGACAAAGGTGAAGCTGGACGACAGCCCAGGAGTTGTAGTCGGGAGGACTGTAGAGGAAGACCCGAGATACGACATCAAGGTCAATGGCGAGATCATCCAAAACGTGAAACAGTCCTCCGGAAGGATCAAGAGAGATGACTGAGCGCAAAGACACAAGCCTCTCTGTTGATGTTGAGACTGCTGAAAGAATACGTGCATTAGCCAGAGAAGACGATCGTCCTGTCAGCTCTATGATAAGAAAAATGCTTAGGTCGTACGAAGTCTTTGAAAAACAACAGAAACAAAATAGCTTTCGTCAAAATTAGTTGTTGCCTTCTGTCCCCAGAAAAGAGATAATAGCTGTGTTGAGAGACAACTGAGAAAGGAAAACACCATGACCATCGAATTCAACAGCTACGACAAAGAACTCTTCATGAGCTTCAAGGGCCTCGTGAACCGTGGCGGCTACTTCTCTTCCACCAAGCAAGCCGACTACTTC